GACTATAAAAACTATAAAGGCGTCAACCGAGCAGTATCTCGGGAAGACTGCGCTCGTCTTCTTCAAAAGGAAGGCTATGCAACTGATCCATCCTACCCCGAGAAACTTATTAAATTGATGTCTGATCATGATTGAAGCTGGTGTTGCAGCTGGTTTAGCCGTTATAACCGGCATAGCTGCCCTTACTAACCGTCTACACAGACGTATTGATGAGTCAGTTACACGTATTGAGATGGTTGACCGCCGTATTGATCGTGCTGAACTAGATATGGCTCGTAATTACGTCTATAAAGGTGATTTTGAGAACGCTTTTCAAAAGATGGAGGATCACATGATCCGGATTGAAACCAAACTAGACCAACTCACACTGAGAAATGGCCAATAAGAAAGCATCTGAGGACATGTTCAACGAACTTCATAACATTGTCACTCAAGAATTACTAAATCGGATTAAATCTGGTGAAGCCTCTACACAAGATCTTAAAGCCGCTTGTGACTGGCTAGCCAAGAATGATATTAGTGGTGTTGCCTACGATGGTAATCCACTAGATAAACTAGCGTCCGTCATGCCAAAAGTAGACCCTGAGATGATTCAACGGAGATTGTATGGCAAAGTCTAAAACACAACGCTATTACGACTCCAACCCAGAAGCAAACAAACGTCGATTAAAGCAACAAGCTGAGTATAATAAGACTAATGCTGGTCTTAAAATACGAACTGCTGCTAACAAGCTAAACCGCAAACTAGGAACTTATGGCAATGGTGACGGCAAAGACGCATCACACACCGGACCTGGAAAAGGTAAACTTGAAACTCCATCTACTAATCGACGTAGACCTAGAACTGGTAAGAAGTACGCATAACGATGACACCGCTGCTGCCATCCCCTGATCACTACCTACAAAACCTAATAACCATGACAAGTCCTCAAGCAAAACGTATGTGGCGTAGAGCTATTAAGGAACATTTTAATTGTCAATGTGTTTATTGTGGAGAAACTTATGAATTACATGAACTCACTCTTGATCACGTCCGTCCTCGCTGTTTTGGCGGCGAAGACCTTACATCAAATCTTGTTCCTTCATGTTGGAAATGTAATCAAGCTAAAGGTAGTCAGAATTGGCTTAAGTGGATGAGACAAACATTTGGTATTACACCAAGAGAACAACTTATCTTATCACATATTAAATGAATTACAATGAGTTGTCAGGTGGTCCTTTGTACAAAGCTGTTAGGCAATGGCTTGACAATAATCCTGGAAAAGATTTAGGAGATTTTGCTAAAGAAACAGGATACAAAGGCAAGCCTTTAAAGATTAAAGATTCTAAAACAGGAAGGGTTGGATTAAAAACTACAACTACTGACGCTACTAGAAAAACCCGCCTAGTATCTCAAGATACAGAATATATCCAGACTTTGCAAGAGATGGGATATTCTGAAAGTGAAGCTAAAGAACGTCTTAAACAAAGTAAACTTAAAGTAGCTAAAATTCGTAGTCAAGTTACTGAACTCAATAAAGAATTTGGTAAAGGTTCATTCACTGTCGGTCATCTTACAGCTGTGGCTGAAGGTGGTGGTGATTTTGGAAGAAACGTTAGACTTGAAATTGGTAAAACTCGTGAAGGAATGCGGGGAAACTTTTCTAGATCTAATGTAGATGAGCTTCCACGAGACATTAAAGCAGCTTTAGGTATTCCTAGTAGCGGCAGAGAAGCTGCTATTATGGATGAATCAGGATTATTTGATCTACCCCTTACACCTAAAGATCGTCAAGAAATTTTTAGGAATCCTGATCAAGCTAATGACATTATTCAAGCAAGAGTGTCACAAGTTGAAACTACTCAACCCAAGCAACGTCAACAACCTGCAACTCCTATTGATACCCCTGAAACTGGACCTAACGCTCTCCGTGTAGCACGTAATCTAGCTCCAGCTGCATTGAGTATTCCAGCAGGTCTTGCTGTTAGTGCTCAATCTGCAGCGGCAGCTGTTAAACAACCTACAGAAGAAAACATTGTTAATGCTGGTTTTGATATTGGTAACACTGCGGCTGATCTTGTTGGACTTATTCCTACTCCAATGACTATTGCTGGTAGTGAAGCAGCTCAACGTGCACTGATGATGGGTCAGATGACTTACAACGCTCAACGTCAAATGCAAAAACAAGAACAAGAAGGTGGTAAGGAAACAATGGCAGGATTTGACATTCTTAACGAACTTGAATACATCGGTGATCAACTTCGTAACTTTAAAATGCCATACCGTAGGTTTGGTGGTAGCTATACACCCATGAAAGACCGCTAGAAGCCTCTACAACATTCCTTAAACTCTTTTTAGGTATATTCTATCATCCATGCCTGCAAAACGTCGTACAGCCGCTCCTAGAGTAGGCTCCGTGTTAGAGTCTCTTCAGGGAGACTTTAAACTATTTCTTCAAGCTTTGTGGGGGCAGTTGGATCTACCTGAACCTACCAGAGCACAATACGCCATTGCTGATTACTTACAACACGGTCCTAAACGTTTACAGATCCAAGCGTTTCGTGGTGTAGGTAAATCATGGATTACTGGTGCATTTGTGCTCTGGACTCTTTTTAAAGACCCAGAAAAGAAGATCATGATTATCTCCGCAAGTAAAGAACGTGCGGATAACATGTCGATCTTCCTTCAAAAGCTAATCATTGAGACACCGTGGCTTTCCCATTTGAGACCAAAGAGTGATGATGCACGTTGGTCTCGTATTAGCTTTGATGTTAACTGTTCCCCTCACCAAGCACCATCCGTTAAATCCGTAGGTATCACAGGTCAGCTAACTGGTAGTCGTGCAGACCTAATGATTCTAGACGATATTGAAGTGCCTGGTAACTCAATGACAGAGATGATGAGAGAAAAACTCCTTCAACTCTGTACTGAGGCTGAGTCAATCCTTACACCAAAAGAAGACTCACGGATTATGTATCTCGGCACTCCACAGACTACCTTCACTATCTACCGTAAACTAGCTGAACGTAACTACCGTCCTTTTGTTTGGCCAGCTAGAGTCCCTCGTAAACTATCCAACTACGAAGGTCTTATAGCTCCTCAACTCCAAGAAGACATTGATCAAGGTGCTGAACCATGGTCCGTTACAGATCCCGATCGCTTCTCCGCCGATGACTTGTTAGAACGTGAAGCAGCTATGGGTCGTAGTAACTTCATGCTTCAATTCATGTTGGATACGTCTCTTAGTGACGCTGAAAAGTTCCCCCTTAAATTTTCAGACCTAGTTATTACTTCCGTTAATCCCACACAAGCTCCAGACTCAGTAGTGTGGTGTTCAGATCCCCGTAATGTCCTTAAAGACCTACCAACAGTCGGTCTACCTGGTGATTACTTCTATTCACCGATGCAATTACAAGGTGAATGGGGACCATACCAAGAAACAATCTGCTCTGTTGACCCTTCTGGTAGAGGTACTGACGAAACAGCAGCTACTTACATCTCCCAACGTAATGGTTTCCTTTATGTCCATGAAGTAAGAGCTTACCGCGATGGTTACTCCGACAATACCCTTCTAGACATTCTTAGAGGTTGTCGTAAATATAACGTCACTAAACTAGTCATTGAAACAAACTTTGGTGATGGTATCGTCTCTGAACTCTTTAAAAAGCATATACAACAGACTAAACAAAACATAGGTATTGAGGAAGTCCGTGCTACAGTCCGAAAAGAAGACCGTATTATTGATACCCTTGAGCCTGTTCTTAATCAACATCGCCTTATTATTGATAGGGCTGTGGTGGAATGGGATTACAACTCGAATAAAGAAGCCCCACCCGAAAACAGACTCCTTTATATGCTGTTCTACCAGATGTCAAGGATGTGTCGGCAAAAGTATGCCGTAAAACATGACGACAGATTAGACTCACTAGCTCAAGGTGTTAAATACTTCACAGATGCTCTTGCTATCTCTGCTCAAGAAGTCGTTAAAGAACGTAAACGTGAAGAATGGAATGATATGCTAGAAGCATTCATAGATGACCCTCAAGCAATGACTAATCACCTTGCTTTGGGTATGGATTTAAACCAAAGACGACAAGCTAGAGGATTTACTAAAAACGGTTGCCCCACCTGGGTTTAAGGCACAAGTGGGATGTATACAGGAGAAGGGAAGGGTGGACCCAACTCCTGTAATGGGGGAAGACAATCAAATCTTCCCCTTTTCCCGTAATGAACAGCGAGGAAACAAAAAGACAACATTCCCCCTCTTAGTTCATTCTGTTGAACATACCTCCTTTAATTAGTACATGAATCCCGTGAGTACTGATTCTACTTACTCCTTTGAATCTTGTCACTACTTATTCTACTGTTAGGTAAACCAATGAGTAGAACGTATAGGAAACAACCTACCTACATCTTTAGAAGTGTAAAGACTGCTAATGAACTTAAGCAAGTAAGAGTTAGCAACGATTATTACGATGATGAATATACACCACATATTAGGAAGCGTACTATTCCTACCTTATATGATGATATCAAGGTAGCAGCTTACCAAGAACTTGACCACCACACCAAATGATCCCCACCCACACAGCTACACTCATCCACATTACTCCTAATGCTGAAGAACTAATTAGTTATATGGCTAGAGTCTCTAATCCCTCTAACCAGTCAAACACTGAGACCAGT